GCTGTAGAGTGCATGAGCCAAATCTACAGGGTCGAAGACCTTAAGAGATTCATGGAGCCTGACAAAGCAGAAGAATTCTATAAGAAATACACCAAGAAAGAGATTATCTTACAACTTGGCAAGGGGTGTCACGACAAGAATACCCCCGTGTACGACCCCTCTTCTGGTGGATGGAAGCCGCTTTACCTGCATAATGGTGACGTTCAGACGGTAGACGGCGCAGCATACGCAACAGAGGCTTTCTATGAAGGCACTGGCGAGATGCTTAAAGTAACATTCTCTAACCATATGAGTGAAAGAGTATACATTAATCACAAGTATCTGGTGGCAAGAAAGCCGTATGAGGATCAGAACTTCGAATATGTTGAGGCTCAAGACCTCAAGCCTAATGATCGTGTAGTGTGGAACAGACATTATGAAGTAGACGATCCGGTTAACCTTCCAGACGACGAACTAGAAGTGCTGGCTCTGCTGATGAATAGCCACGCGCAGAGCGACGACGGAACAACTAAGTTTTACGTACACTATTCAAAGCCAGCGCTAAAGGAAGTGCTTATTGATAAGTGGGGCGGCATCAAGCATAAAGAAACCCCTACTATCGTTTCCATTACAGTAACTAATGATCGCTTCAGAGAGATAGTCCGTAAGTACGAGCCAGAAGAAGCGTGCTACTATGGTCTGCCAAAAGAACTGTTCAAGTGCGATAACGACACGTTGGTCAGGTGGGTCACTATGGTATTTGATCTGGTTGGCGGCATTGGTAAGCGAAGCCACAGCCGCCACGGATTCTATATCACAAGACTTAACGACCTAAAGGCAACAGACTTTACACACGTTCTAATGCGAATTGGCATCCTACCAACCATTAGAGAAACAGAAGAGATATTCATGTTTGGGCCACCTCGATACCGCACGGCGGTATACGTTGATGCGTACCCACACAATAAAATACTCTCAGATATGATGGGCCGTGACTACAACTGGCGCAACGAACATGAAAAGGCTGGTACCAAGACGGCAACTGTGCTGGACGACTTTTATCTTGTACCAGTGAAGTCAATTACTCCTGATGGAGTGGATGAGTACTGGACAAAGACTGTACCGGAATACGGACACTATGTAGGAAATGGAGCGATCTCTGCCAATTCAGGTAAGGACTTGCTATCCACAATTGCTGTGGCCTATGTAGTTTACAAACTACTTTGTCTGAAAGACCCAGCAGAATACTACGGCCAGCAGAGCGGTAACGCAATTGACATTATCAATATTGCTATTAACGCGCAGCAGGCTAAGACAGTGTTCTTCAAGAACTTCAAGAATATCATTGCCAAAAGCCCGTGGTTCAGGGGCAAGTACAGCGACACACAAGACTCAATTAGTTTTATCAAGTCTGTGACTGCCTATTCAGGTCACTCAGAGCGTGAGTCTCACGAGGGTCTGAACCTGATCATGGCCGTGCTTGATGAGATCAGTGGTTTCGGTGAGGGTAACCCACTAAACGACTCAACAAAGTCATCTGATAAGATTTACACTGCGTTCAGTCAGGCGGTAACCTCTCGTTATCCAGACTTCGGCAAGGTAGCGCTGCTGTCATTCCCACGTAATAGAAGCGACTTTATCACTAGACACTACGATGAAGAGGTCAAGGCTAAAGAAGTTATTCAGCGTAGCCACACTTGGATTATCAACCCCGATCTTCCTGAGACAGAAGATAACAAGTTGACTATCCATTGGGAAGAGGATCACATCACTGCATATAAGAATGAAAAGGTGTGGGCTATTCGCAGGCCGTCGTGGGATGTTAACCCTCTTCGTAAGATTGAAGAGTATAAGAGCGCATTCGTCAAGGATTACTACGACTCCCTACAGCGGTTCGCGTGTATGCCAACTGACATTTCATCAGACACTTTCTTTAGGAATGTAGCAAAGATAGATCACGCTATGGTGATCCGCAATCCAGTTAGTCCTAACAGGATTATTGATCCTTCCTGGCGACCAGACCCGAACATCACCTACTACGTCCACGCTGACCTTGCTCAGCAGCAGGACAAGTGCGCCGTAGCGGTGGCTCACGTAGACCGATGGACTAAGATTGAGGTTGGGCATGGGGTGACTGAGACAGTGCCTTACGTAGTTGTTGATTTACTTGCATGGTGGGAGCCAAAGGTTGAGGGGCCAGTAGACCTCTCCGAAGTAAAGAGATGGATTATGTCTTTGAGAACCACCAAGGGTTTGAATCTTGGGCTTGTGACATTCGACAGGTGGGGATCGTTTGATCTTATTAGAGAGTTGAATGATCGCGGGTACAAGGCAGAGACACTATCGGTAGCCAAGAAACACTACGAAGACTTTGCTATGCTACTATATGAAGAGAGGGTGTCGCTCCCGCTCAGCCAGGAGTTGAAGGAAGAGATGCTTGCTCTTAAAGTAGTTAAGAACAAGGTTGACCACCCAGCCAAGGCGAGCAAGGACTTGACAGATGCCGTCACAGGTGCTATATTTAATGCGATCAGCCGTACCCCACGTAACATAGATCAAACTATATCAGTACATACGTGGGCACCTGACAAGACCGACAAGGAACTTGCAGACGATGTGATAAGATATACCCCTGAGCAGAAGCAGAGGCTAGAGACTGGTTGCAGAGGATGGGGGTACTATGAGGATCAAGATAGTGCCCGCCGCCCTAGGCAAGTGGTACGGAGAGTTGACAATCGACGGAGAAGTGGTGCATTCTATACGTGGGCCACGACCAGGGTGCGTTGCTCGTGATTTGCTCAACTGGCTACACCTTAATATAATGTCGCCTAGTCAACTAGTGGAGTTGGAGATAACTACTTATGAATGAAGAAGATCGAGAGTTAATGGAGAGTCTTGTCAAGACGGGAGACTTTGAGGCGTATACCGACCCACTCGGCAAGCGTCGTTACCGTCCTACAGACCTGTTCTATCAGCGCTACCCAGAGGCGGGTGAGATGTGGAACGCCATGATTGGTGAAACGCTTTTCTCTCTTTGGTCAAAGGGCTTCCTAGAGATTGAGTTCTTGGAGGATGGAGAGATGGCCGTGTATCCTATGCCAGACCCTAGCAAGTTTGACGAGATCAACGACCTCGATGAGTTTGAGCGTGATATACTAGCGAGTATAGAAACGATGATTGCGGAGGGTACGAATGAGTGACGACATTGAAGAGATGCTTGCTGACGGCTCTCTGATCGAGGCGGGGGTTTCAGAAAGCGGTGAGCAGTTATATATCTATACTGACTTGTGTAGAGTACTGCATCCTAAAGTATGGGAGGCGAAGTACCAAGAGTTTCTAGATGACATTTCTGAGTTGTGGTCGCTAGGTTATATTGAAATAGAGTTGGGGGAGAACGCAGACCTTGATAGTATTATCATCAATGAGAAAACGTTCGGCCCAGCAGATGATCTACCAGACCGCCTTAAGCCTGCGCTAGAGGCTGTACGTGCTTCGGCAGAAGAGGATTATGGCTTTAAGAAAGATGACTAGTTTGTTAATTGCAGTGGGGGCGGTTGTGGTCGCAACCATTACATCTGCAATAGCCGTGCGAGTCCTGGCGTACCGCATTGACAAGGCGTTAGAAAATGCTGGCGCTTACGAACTTTCGCAGGAAGAACTGCGCGAGATACTTGAAGAAATAGGAGAGAACTTGGGCGACAACGATAGCCTAACTATGGTAATTGCAGGAGACACGGCGTACTGGATCGAAGAAAACTCTTTGATGCACGCGCCAGTCGATAGCGATGATGAAGTTGACTTTGGGAGCGCGATGCCGTATAATGCTATTGAGGCTCCCAAAGAGGAACTGAAGAAGATTTTGTCAATACTAGATACGATTAAGGAGAATCAATGACAGAGCAGCAGAACGAAGAGTTCGCCGCAATCCTCAACTACTTCCGCAACAAGGCGGCAGAGTTGGAACTAGCCAATATTGAATTGCAGTTGGCTGTTGGCAAGTTGCAGAACGAGGTTGAAACCCTCAAGGCACGGCTAGAAGAGGCCGAAGCCGATGAGAGTTCTGATTAGCGGCGGGAAGGACTTCAGCGACCCGCAAGTATTCCGTAGGGCAATGACCGTGACGATGAGTGAGATGGGTACAGACAAAGAACTTGTCTTACTCTTGTCCGGCCCCTTCAAGACTAACGAGATTGCTCGTCAGTTTGTGAATCTAGCGGAAGAGTCCTTCCGCGCAAGGAATATGAAGATTAAGTACATCCATGTTGATCCAGCAGACGTACCTTGGGAATCTGTGGACAGTGTGGTAGCATTAGTAAACCCACCACAGCGCAACACCGTGCTTGGGTACAAGGCAGATGAGCAAGGCATTGATGTCAATGTCTTTAGATATTAGGAGAGTAATGATCATCAAGTCTCTAGACGAGATGGAAGAGATTGTGCAAGGCAACCCCAACCTCGTATGGGAAGGCTGGGACGTTCTCTGGTACAGGCCAAATGGCGCAGGGTTCCTCAAGACAGATGGTGCGTTCTTCAACGGAACGTGGAC